AGGCGGTTTCCCGTCTTGCTTTCCCTTACCAAAGGGGCATACTCGGAACCGTGGTAATATCGATTCCAGTGGCTAAATGAGTTCTCCGCAGCCGCCTTGCCAAAGGCACGGTGCTTTTCAACTCAGATCACGTCTCTTCTAGGCGTTGGCGAACGCATAGGTCGAGATACGGAATGACTCAGCCGAAATTGTAGTAGCTCCGGACTGGTCAAAGAGGGCAGTGGCACCCGGGGACACGACGGTTACAATTGCATACTGAACGTAATTCGTGTCGGCGCCATTGGCAACACCCGAGATTCGGGTCCACGTAAGGTTGGTGCCGGTGACAGCAGTGGATGCAGAACCCGTTCCAGTACCTATCATGTCATATATGACTAGGTACTGGCCAACGGCGTTGAACGTGAGCGTATTTGTGATCGCACTTACAGGCAGATCACCAGTCACTGTTGCCGCCGTGGTGCCGAAAATATGCGTTTTATCGACACCAGTATTGCCAGCCACTTTAGCAGAGCGCGCAGAAGCCGCGCCAGCAACGTCTCGCTGAGGCGTGTAGAACGTGATGTTGTAGTCAACATACAAGTTACCATACACAGCAGAGGCGTCGGCACCTGAGGTACCTACGTAGATATTTCCGATATCATACGCTCGAGCGTCCTTGCCGCTCGGAACAGCTCCGGGGCGCACATAGCGGCGCACTCCAAGCACGTTAGCATCTCTGAGGTTTGAGGTATACGTGACTGGTTTCCATATGCTGTCCGTGACAGCGCGGGTATTGGCCATAAACTCGGAGACCGAACCCGGTGCGCTGTCGGCGACATCGTATTCAAGAGCGAGGTGGACACTCCCATCCTTGGTTGCATTGCGACTCGGCACATATTCAAATTTAAGGGAATTGAACTGGTAGGACTCAAAAGCCCCGGCGATCTGAGATAGCCATGGGAATGAAGCTCCTAATCCAGGATTGATAGTGACAGTCGTCAGCGAAAGCGCTCCTGTGCTAAGAGCGCTCACGGGTGTGACGTATTCACGACCCGGAATCGTAAATGGCTTGCCGTTCGCCAACGCAGTTTGCATGCGGCGAGACAGCGCCAGTGATGCACTACCACCGTTGCCATTCATCCCGTTCTTGCGAGCGGGGCGGTTGTTCCTCGTAGCTTGGCGCCGAGGTTGACGCTTGTTTTGTTTTGCTTTATTCATCTAATACTCGTTATACGAGCTAAGTAGGGGATGCAGGTAGCTCTCCTGGACTGTACATCGCTTCCACACAGTCAACCGTGCAGTCTCTCGGCATTTAGGCTAATTTTATTCAATTGAATATTATTACAGAAATTGCTGTATGCAGCATATACATGTTGCAGCCATTTAGCACGGAAATATTGAGGTCAGAATAGACCACCGTTTTGGTTGATTAAGGAGCGACCCCCTTTCGGTTTAGAGAACCGACACTTTTCTACCGGCTGGATAGTTTACGAGGTACAAATCATGGTTGACGGCCCATTGCGGTTTCATCAGCTCATAAATGTACCTATTGTCGAGCGGCGTCAGGACATCAAGCGAGTCCAGATAGGATTCTATGGCTTTCTGCGTACACACAGATATGCCATATACCTTTTCGACAATCAGCCGGTTGCACACGGGAATCGGTCGGTTGATTTCCTTTTCAATGTGCGCTAGCTTGGGTTTCTGGGATCCGAAAATTTGCTCTTCCCACCAAGTTTTTTGGCCTCGGTACCCACTAAAACGCAACCGTGCGTTTTTCGAGCACCGCAACGCATACCTAGCCAGCGCCTGAGCGATTGGACACCGGGGTAATTCATATGCCAGGCTATAAGCCTTGGCTTTCAGCAACTCCATCATCTTCTGAGGTTTGCCGTGCATTGCTTGAGACGCTGTCCATCCGAATTTAGCCAACAGCTCCGCTGGGTCCGCGAGGTTGGACAGATCATCAGGATCAAACACCAAACCGCAAAAGGATGCCTCATTTAAGCGGTTGTGTTTCTCTATCTTGATGAAGAATCCTAACTCCTCGAACTCTTGGGATGTAGGGGCTTCATTACGGCAGACAAACAGGCCATCATCTCCTTCGACCACTCCGTCGACTCCACCATTCTCAACAGTCATGCCACGTCGCGAGCATAAGAACAAGAAGACCATGAGATTGGTGAAGCCGTTGCCAAGCGAAGTGCACATTTCACCTGACATTCTGCGAGCCAGCACGCGGATTATCATGTTGGCCCTACCCTCCACGTTGCCGGCCATGCAGGTATTTATTCCGAGCATAGCCGTCATTACGTGGTAGAGTGAATTTTTATTCACATATTTTAACATGTACATGTACAATTGCATTTCACAAACTTGCATGATTTCTTTCGAAAACAATGCCTCAAAACTAGTGTAATCTGTGGCCACGATATGATAGCCACTACGATTCAAAAGACTAATTATATAAGCCGGACGTTGCGGTACCGGCACGTGTTTTATGAAGTGATGATTTTTATATAGTACAGCCTCTATCGCTTTAAAAATAGGACCCGCCACGCACTTAAACACGTCACTGCGTGCTCGGATCCCGCGAGGGTAGTTGAATTTTGTATAACTCTCAAGCTTAATGAACTGCCTCAACTTATAATGTTTCCGAGACAGTTTGCGGTTGCAATCATCATAAGCTTTGGTTAATTCCAACTTTCTCCATAGAGGGTAGTTAGTATGTTCCAGCCATGTTTCAAAAGAGAGATCAACATTGGGAGCAAGCGGGTCAAGATTCGCTCGAATCCATCTCCGAACAAATCCGCCAAAAGCACGCAACATCGCCTTATCCACAGCTGGTACTGCACATCCAATCCGTTTAATACACCCAGTTTCAACATTGCGAATGTGATAAGGATCAGGGAAAGGAAGTACAGCCCCGCGCACATGACATCCCAGAGACCGCTGAACACACACACGACCACTGCGTCCAACGTTGGACAGCAGTACAAAGCTATATGTAGGGTCAATCTGAGGCAATTGGGCAAGATAGTGGACAACGTCTTCAATCCAATAGCCATGGAGATAAGTGCGGTCATAGTTAGCAATACCGCTGACGCTGCCTGCACCAATAGTGGCGGGGCTATGTGAAAACGCGAGAAGTTAGCATTCAAATAATGCAACTGAAAGTCGCAAATCATCTCAGTAGTTGACTGAGGTACTTCTATATTGTACGAGAAGTTTGCGATGCCATTATTCAAATTGTAACTGCGCCTGACTAGCTCTTCTTGTAGAGGTTCAGGTCCCAACTTCATATTCATCACGTCCTGGAAATTCGGAACGGAGATAGTCTTCTCTATGACTTGGAAAGTCCAGAAGTTGGTATGGAAGAGTGAATACACAGCGAGTTTCTCGCACTTACAACTTGGTGCACCATGCTGTATAAGGTTTCGGTTGTCCGCCTGTTCCTCAACCACAGCGGGGAGGAGGCGAATTAGTTTCCACCTAGAGAATTCAAGGCTGCAAGCCAGCCTCATCCACACTACCATAAAGATTAGAATGTAGAAAACGAGCCACCGGAAAGGATAAGTGGTGACAGCCCAACAAGGTACGTCGGTAAACCAGCCAACACCACCAGCGATAAACTCGCGGGGGGTCGGGGGCAACCAGTAGTCCAAGTATCTGTCTACAGTACGCTTAGCATCTTGGCTAGCTTGCGTACAGACTCGCTCTGAGCGCGGGAAAAGACCCGCGGCTAAGATTAATATACATAATGCGGCGAACACCACCCAGTCTCGGCGGGTCGGAGCCACATACCAGAAAGCGCAAAACCCGGCAGGCATACGCGCTCCAGCTTCATCAGCGGCCTTTATTAGCGCCGCATCGCGTTGAGCTTTCTTGTCTTTCGACAAACGCTCACGCAATCGCTGTTTCTGGATTTCCCCAAGCATTACAAGATCTTCGGCCTCCTCTTTCTTGATTTCGGCCACGTCCTGTTGAGCTTTTACTCGGGACAACGCAGTCGCCAAATTGGCCGACACCGCGTTGGTTTTAGCGTTGGTGGCCGCCTTGTTTCCAAGCTTACGTTTCCACTTGGACTTCATTTTTGCGGCTGTGCCACCCAACGATCCCGCAGGTACTTTCTGACCTTGCTGTTTTGCTTCAGCCGGAGTGGGATCAGTCTGGCTTACTATAGCGGGTGTTTTTATTTCAACCTTCGTCTCATGTTCTCGGTACTTTTCTTCCATGAGTTCAGCAGCTCGTTCTTGTATGCTGGGTCCCGGGTTCTTTTCAATCATCCGCATGCGGCTCTCATTGGCCCACCTATCATCCAACATGAAGTATAAATGCATGCTTGCTTCACGCGTGGATGCGCTTTTTGTGGGGTGGTAGTCGCTACATGACTTTAGGTCAAAGGGTTGACCTACGGAGCACGTACAACAGTACAACTTGTTACCGTGAACTGTTGTGCGTTCAAAATATGTGTACACCGGGGGCTGCATGCCGTGGTATACTAGAGCCTCACTCAACTTGCCTCGCCAATTTAACGGGGGCATGGAGATGGCCAACCCTTCGAAAATGGTCGGCAAAGAACTCTCGCTCCGGCGCTCTCCTATGACAGCGCTCTGCTTGATGTGCTCTTGCGATTCGTGTGCTGTGCACAACGGGCAAGCTATGTTCGGGCACGTATTAATACATAGCTCACCCCAGGGGCTGGATGAACCAGCCCTTCCGTTCTGTGCCTTAATTTCAGGCGGTGTCCTGCTTACTGGCACCTGTTCTCCACGGTCGAGAACCACGTCGTAGTATTTAGGCGACGTGGCAGCCTTGCAGTGGGCACATCCGTCGTGCCCACCTCGCGTGGCGTCCCCAATTGGGGCACGAACACCACCCGCGGTAGCGGTGTTCAGGGGGGCTTTTGGGATCCCCGTCCCTTGCGCGCAATTTCCATCCCCCAACACCGAAGTGTTGGTTTCAGGCAGCCCGCGCAGGGTGCTGGTAACGTTC